CGCCGATACCGAATTCAACCGCCAGGGCGCGAACGCGGCGGTGCAGCGGGGCAGCGCGGCCTATCAATCGGCGCGCATCTGGATTTTCACGGTTTTGGCTGCCGTGGTGGCGCTGTGCGCGGCCATGGCCTATCTGATCGTCTCCGGCGTCTCGAAGCCGATCGCGGCGATGACCGAGGCGATGAAGCGGCTTGCGGGCCGCGATCTCGAGACGGCGGTGATCGGCCTCGGCCGCAAGGACGAGATCGGCGCGATGGCGGGCGCGGTGCAGGTCTTCAAGGACAGCATGATCGCCGCGGACCGGCTCGCCGCCGAGAAAGAGGCGGAGCGTCAAGTGCGGGCCAAGCGCGGCCAGGCGCTGGAGGCGCTGACGAAGAGCTTCGAGGCGAAGGTGCGGGACCTTGTGGCGGCTTTGTCCTCGGCGGCGACCGAGATGGAAGCGAGCGCGCGCTCGATGACGGCGACGGCCGAGGAGACGAGCAAGCAGTCGCTGACGGTCGCCTCGGCGACGGAGCAGGCCTCGGCCAATGTCGAGACGGTGGCGACGGCGTCGGAAGAGCTTACCTCCTCGATCCAGGAGATCGGGCGGCAGGTGGCGCAATCCTCTAAGATCGCGATGAAGGCGGTCGAGGATGCCAAGCACACCGACGCGACGGTGCAGGAACTGGCGGTCGGGGCACAGAAGATCGGCGAGGTGGTGACGCTCATCCAGAGCATCGCCAGCCAGACCAATCTCCTCGCCTTGAACGCGACGATCGAGGCGGCGCGGGCGGGCGAGGCGGGCAAGGGCTTTGCGGTCGTCGCCTCGGAGGTGAAGGCGCTGGCCAATCAGACGGCAAAGGCGACGGACGAGATCTCGGGCCAGATCGGGCAGATCCAGGACAGCACGAAGCAGGCGGTGGATGCGATCCGCGGCATCGCGCAGACGATCGGGGAGATCGCGGAGATTGCGACGGCGATTGCGGCGGCGGTGGAGCAGCAGGGCTCGGCGACCAAGGAGATCGCGCGCAATGTGCAGCAGGCGGCACAGGGCACGCAGGAGGTCGCGAGCAACATCGTGCGGGTGAAGGAAGGCTCGGCGGCGACCGGCTCGGCGGCAAGCGAGGTGTTGGGCGCGGCCGGTGGCTTGGCGCAGCAGGCCCAAACCCTCTCGCGCGAGGTCGACAGCTTCCTCTCCGGCGTCAAAGCGGCTTAAGTATCTGAATATCAAGCGATCCGATCGGCAACACGGGGAAATCGGCCTTGCAGGTCGTGCGTGGGGAACGCGCAATGGCGGATTTCCGCCGTTGTTCTCGTTTTGTCTTGACCAATCCGGATCGATATGCTATAAGAAGTCCATACTGATATTTTGCCCGGTGCGAGACGCCGGGCCCTCAAAAGCCGCCCTTCCGGGCGGCTTTGCTGTTTCTCGGATCAGGAAGGCGCAGCGGGGCGGCGATGGACGAGCCGGCAATCGCCGCCTTTGCACGTCTTCCCGAGGCCGAGCGCGAGGCGCATATCGCCGGGCTCGAGCCCGAGGCCGCGATCGATCTCTGCCATGACTGGAAGCTCTGGGCGCGCCAATCGCAATTGCCGCCGGACGGTTCCTGGCGCATCTGGCTGTTGCTCGCGGGGCGCGGCTTCGGCAAGACGCGCAGCGGCGCCGAATTCGTGCGCGAGGAAGCGATGCGGGGCGCGGCCAAGCGCATCGCGTTGGTCGCGCCGACCGCGGCCGATGCGCGCGATGTCATGGTCGAGGGCGAGAGCGGTCTCTTGGCGATTGCGCGGGCGACGGAGCGCCCGTTCTACGAGCCGTCGAAGCGCCGCCTCACCTGGCCCAACGGCGCCATCGCGACGCTCTTCTCGGCCGACGAGCCCGAGCGCTTGCGCGGGCCGCAATTCGATCTCGCCTGGTGCGACGAGCTGGCAGCGTGGCGCTATCCCGCCGCTTGGGACATGCTGATGATGGGCTTGCGGCTCGGCGGCAATCCCCGCGTCGTCGCGACGACGACGCCCAAACCCGTGCCGCTGATCCGCGCGCTGTTGGCGACGCCCGATTGCACCGTCACCCGCGGCAGCACGCGCGACAATGCCGACAATCTCGCGCCGGCCTTTCTCAAGGCGATCCTCACCCAATATGAGGGCACGCGGCTCGGCCGGCAGGAGATCGAGGCCGAGCTGCTCGAAGACGTGCCGGGCGCGCTCTGGACGCGGGACTCGATCGAGCGCGCGCGGATCGCGGCGGCGCCGGCGCTGCGCCGCGTCGTCGTCGCCATCGATCCCGCGGCATCGAGCGCGGCGGGTGCCGACGAAACCGGCATCGTCGTCGCCGGCCTCGGCGAGGACGGGCATGGCTATGTGCTCGACGATCGCTCGGGTCGCCTCCGGCCGCATGATTGGGCGGCGCGGGCGATCGCGGCGTTTCACGCGCATCGCGCCGACCGCATCGTCGCCGAGGTCAACAATGGCGGCGAGATGGTGGAAGCGACGCTGCGGATGCTGGATGCGTCGGTGCCTTACAAGCCGGTCCATGCCTCGCGCGGCAAGATGCTGCGCGCGGAGCCGGTTGCGGCGCTTTACGAGCGGGGCCGGGTTCATCACCTCGGCGCTTTCCCGGCGCTCGAGGATCAAATGTGCGTCTTTGCCGGCGCAACGGGCGGAGCCTCGCCCGACCGGCTCGACGCGCTGGTCTGGGCGCTGACCGAGCTGATGGTCGAGCGCCAGAGCGGGCTTCTCGATTACTACCGCCAAATCGCCCTCGGCGCCTGAGCCCGCTCTCGCCGCTTTCACCGTTCCGGAGCAGTCGATGCAGGAAGGCTTCATCGCGCGGCTGGCGCGCGGGCTCGGCTATGCCGTCTCGGGCGGCGAGGCTGCGCGCTGGTTCGGGCCGCAAGCGCCGCTGCCGCCCGCCGCGCCGCCGGAGGTTGCCGGCCGGCAATTCGACTATCCCTTCGGCTTCAACCTCGCGGTCACGCCGCGCAATCACGAGCCGACCGGCTTTGCCGAGCTGCGCGGACTTGCCGACAGCTACGACCTGCTGCGCTGCGTCATCGAGACGCGCAAGGATCAGGTCGAGCGCCTGACCTGGCATATCCGCAAGCGCCCAGCGCTTAGGGTGCAGGCCTCCGACGCGGCGCGCATCGCCGCGCTCGCGGGCTTCTTCGCGCGGCCGGATAAGCTTCATGCTTGGCCGACTTGGCTTCGGATGCTCTTGGAAGACCTCTTGGTGATCGACGCGCCGACGCTTTATCTGCGGCGCGCGCGCGGCGGCGCGCTCTGGGCGCTCGAAGTGCTCGACGGCGCGACGATCAAGCGGCTGATCGATCCCTGGGGCCGCACGCCGGCGCCGCCCGATCCCGCCTATCAGCAGATTCTCAAAGGCGTGCCCGCGGTCGATTACACGGCGGAGGAGCTCATCTATGCGCCGCGCAATTGCCGCGCCCACAAGGCCTATGGCTTCTCGCCGGTCGAGCAGGTGCAGATGTCGGTCAACATCGCGCTGCGCCGGCAAATCTATCAACTGCAATACTACACCGAGGGCAACATCCCCGAGGCGCTGATCGGCGTGCCGGATAGTTGGAATCCGGATCAGATACGGCAATTCCAATCCTATTGGGACGCGCTCAACGCCGGCGACACGGCGGAGCGCCGGCACGCGAAATTCGTGCCCGGCGGGGTCGCCAAGACCTTCATCCCGACGCGCGAGCCGGCGATGAAGGACGTATTCGACGAATGGCTCGCGCGGGTCATCTGCTTTGCCTTCTCGATCCCGCCTTCGGCGCTGGTCGCGCAAGTGAACCGCGCGACCGCGGAGACGGCGCAGGATACGGCGCTGTCGGAAGGCCTCGCGCCGCTGCAGCTTTGGGTGAAGCAGCTGATCGATCAGGTGATCGCGAGCGAGTTCCAAGCGCCCGATCTCGAATTCGCTTGGGACGAGGACCGCGCGGTCGATCCCTCCGATGTGGCGCGGATCGCCGCGTCCTATGTCGCGGCCGGGATCAAGAGCGTCAACGAGGTGCGGGCGGAGCTGGGGCTCGCACCGCTCCCGGGCGGCGATCTTCCGGCGGGGCCGAAGGCGCCCTCCGGCAACGACGCAGCGTCAGGCACGCCGAGCACCGACAAGCTGCTGCGCTCCAACCACAATCACTACGGGCTAGGCGAGCGCGGCGGGCAATTCGCGCCGAAAGGCGAGGGCGGCGCGGGCGCGGACAGCGACCAGATCGCGACGGATGCGCAGGTCGCTCAAGGGAATGAAGGCGCGGAGGAGCCCGTTCTCGGCTTGCCCGCTGCACGCGTTATTGTCCAACGGGCAATAGCTCAACACAGGATATCACCGGAGGAAGGGAGCGACATGCTTGCCGGCGTTCAGGCAGGTGAGGCGGCTCAACTAAAGCGTCTCAATGCACTCACACGCGGCATCGCAAGGATTCCTCCTGATTGGAAGGCGGATGAGGCCGATCGCGAGGCTGGCGTTCTTTATCGAAATCCAGCCGATCCGAAATATGATAACGTGCGGATCATGCCAGGAGACCCGCAAAGGTCCAATCCGGCACAACGAGACCCCTATGTTATCGACCCAAAAAGTGGAAAATTCCTGACGACAGACGGCACTCGGGTCCAAGGTGGGAATCGACCCGAAGTGCATATTCCGCTTCAGAACTATCGGTTCGATCAAAGGTGACCGGATGACAGCTCCACCAATAACGACTGAGCGATGGTTGGAAATCGTCAAATATGAGCTCGATCGAATAGCGGATCGGGATTATCAACAGCGGGCG